GAACCGACACCACTACCATTACCACTACCACCTGAAACGAATCGACGCAAATTCTTTATCGTTGCAGTGATTTTACTAATCGGTATTCCTTTATTGGGCATTCTCGTGGGAGCGTTTGTTTTTTAGATAGGTGCATGTACATGCCCTACATTAGTTATATCGATATTGGACTTTGTCTTCCTCTATTGGGCTTTCTCATCGGAAGACATTTCACCACAGCGCGCCTGACCGGTGAGCAGAACCGCCAGGCCGAAATTCAAGATATTCACGTTTTGATCGACAACAACCGGAATGACGTTGCCGAGCAGGTCCGATCAATCTACGACGAGATCAGACAGCATCAAGATGAAAATTCTCAAGCACTGCAAGGAATAAGCAACGACGTGTGGAACAAGCTGCAAGAAGTTGACAAAGAGTTGGGCCTGGTCAGTTCGGCCCAGCCGACTCATCCGGTCTACCAGCCGCAAACCACCACGACTGCGTAGGAAATCGTCGCGAAAGGAACAAATATGTTGACCCTATGGATGGAGATTCTTCTTCTTCTTGTTGTTATCGGTTTTGTATATCGTGGCTACACAAAGGTGCGTAACGGGCCATCGTGGCCCCAACTGGTTGCGGGTCTGTACGGTGTCTGGCGTGAACTCCGTTCGACAGACCTCACGTCAAACAAGAAGTAATAATGAAAGGGTGTAATGAATGAGTGATGTAGTTTTTTCTCCCCCACCAACGGGTGCGGCACAGATTGTCCATCTCGCATCGGGTGAGGATGTTGTTGGCGTTGTCACCTACGATGAAGCGCGGTCAGGCTATGTGGTTCGCGACCCCGTGACACCACAGGTTGAGGTCGATCCTAAAAAGGGCACTATGCGTCTGGGCTTGCTGCCTATTCGCCCCTACTATGGCTCGGAGAAGACGAAAGAAATCTTCGTCGCGACCGCGCAAGTCATGTATGTCACTGATCTCTCTGAACAGATGAAAGATGCATATCAGCAGTATCATTCGAAGATCGTCCTTCCCAAGAAGCTCGATTCGCTTTCTTCGCTGTTGACGTAAAGGGTGGGGCCACGGCCCCACCTCTCTCCTTTATTATACCGCTTGAGTGTGCTATAATTACATTATGAGACATCCACGGTCCAAACCCGTTCTCCGCACGACCCTCACACCAGACCTACAATACACACATACCACTACTATCAAGCAGAACGTTCTGGTCCGAGCGCGGTCGACTGACGGTCGCGCTCATTTTATTAAGACTGCATATCGTCCAACCTATTATCTGCCCACAAACGAATACACGGGTGAGACATCCATCGAGGGCTGCCCGTTGCTGCCATACGAACAGGACTCCATCCGAGACGGCCGCACCTTTCTCTCGGAACATCGTGAAGCGTACGGCAATATTCAGTGTGAGTATATGTTATTGTCTGACGTGTATGGGTCAAAAGACATCGTGCCGGAGATGGATCGGCTTTTGATATGGAATTTCGATATCGAAGTCGATTCTGAAACAAGTTTTGCGCCGCCCGATAATCCGCACAATGCAATCACGGCCATCACCGTGATGTGGCGTCATCGAGGAGAACGCGGCACTGTCACCTACGGATTGCAGCCGTATGATGCGGCGGAGGGTGTCGAGTATGTGCAGTGTGAAGATGAGAAAGAACTACTCAAACGATTTATTCAGAACTGGCGCGCCGACTATCCCGATATCGTCACGGGATGGAACGTGCAGTTGTATGACATTCCGTATCTGGTTGGGCGCATCAAGCGGGTAGTCAATGCGCCAGCCGCGAGTTCGCTGTCGCCTTATACGCATTTGTCTGAACGCAAGGTGATGTTCTACGGGCGCGAACAACTCGCCGTGGATATCCGTGGCGTGGCCACGCTCGACTATCTGGAACTCTATCGCAAGTTCACCTTCACGCAGCAGGAGAGTTATCGTCTTGACCACATCGCGCACGTGGAACTCGGGCAACGCAAACTCTCCTACGCAGAGTATCGGTCGTTGTCCGCACTCTACGTCGAGAACTATGCCGCGTTTATGGATTATAATGTGCAGGATGTCCAGTTGGTCGAATCGCTCGACGACAAGATGAAACTGATCGAACTGGTTTGTTCGTTGGCGTATAGTGCCAAAACAAATTACACCGACACCTTCCGGCAAGTGCGTCTTTGGGACACGATGATTTATCATCATCTCCGCGCACAGCATCAACAGATTCCTCCGAAGAAGTCCGAGGCTAAAGATACACAGTATGTCGGTGCGTATGTGAAACCTCCACAGGTCGGTCAGCACGAATGGGTCTGTTCATTCGATGTGGCGTCAATGTATCCACACATCATTCGACAGTGGAATCTCTCGCCGGAGACGTTAGTCGACCATCGCGTGATGTCGCTGACCGTTGATGCGCTACTGAACCGCACCGATGTCGCATCGCATCTGAGCGATGAGGAACAATCGCCCGAGGGGTATGCGTTGGCGGCAAACGGGGTGTTGACGCAACGCGACAAAGAAGGTTTTCTTCCGGTGATGCTCAAGACCTTGTATGCGGAACGTATTCGCTTTAAGAATCTGGAGACAGAGACGAAGAAGCGGCGAGAGTTACTCGCGACGGATGACCCACAGTATGCGGTGCTGACGCGGAAGATAGCAGCATATCACAATCAACAGTTGGTGCGGAAGGTGAACCTGAACAGTTTGTATGGCGCGATTGGGTCAAACTATTTTCGCTATTATGATATGGATATGGCTGAAGCGGTGACGCTCACGGGGCAGTTTGTGATTCGTGATGTAGCGAACGCTGTCAATGCCTATCTCAATAAGCTGTTTAAGACATCCAAGGATTATGTTATCGCGTCAGATACGGATTCCATCTACGTATGTCTGGAGCGTGTTGTGGATAAATATAAAGAGCATAAACCAACGGCGACGATGAGTAACTGTGTGGCGATGCTCGACCGGTTCTGTGCAGACCGCATTGAGCCGGTGTTGGTGAAATCGTTCGCGTCGATTGCGGAATATCTGCATGTTGCCGTGCCCTGTCTCACGATGACCCGCGAAGTGATTGCGAACAAGGGCGTCTGGACGGCAAAGAAGCGATACATTCTCAACGTGTGTGACAATGAGGGCGTGAACTATCAAGAGCCGAAGCTCAAGATTATGGGCATCGAGGCGGTCAAGAGCAGCACACCCGCCGTGTGTCGAGAGATGATTACCGATGTGTTGAAACTGTTTATGAATCAGACACAAGAAGACGTTTGGGCATACATCAAGGCGCAGCGCGACGTGTTCGGCCGCGCAAAGTTTGAGGATATCGCATTTCCACGGTCCGTGAATGGGCTGGAAAAATATGGTGGGGAGAAGAAGGGGTGCCCGATTCAAGTGAGAGGTGCCCTAGTCTACAACGAACATATCGCCGGGATGGCTAAATATGAGAGTATCCGCGATGGGCAGAAGATCCGCTTTGCGTATCTGCGAGAACCGAATCGCTTTCAAACGCATGTGTTAGCGGCGCCGGATGGCTGCCCCGAGTCATGGAACGTCGAGGCGATGCTGGATTACGAGACACAATGGCAGAAGTCGTTTCTTGACCCGCTGGAGGCCATATTGAGCGCCGCCGGTTGGCATGTAGAAAAACAAGATGTTTTATTTTGACTTCTAGAAGGGAGGGTGCCCATAGCCGCCGGCTTCGGGAAATGAACAGCGCGTACGCAGAATCCTATATCAACGATGGGCTTCGTGGGGAGAGAAAAATGAGCGACAGAATCACATCAAGAGACGGTAAGTACGAAGGCGTGCTACAAGCGGATGGCAACTTCGTCGTGTACCGATTGGCGGACGGCAAACCAATTGCGGCACTGGGCGCCGACCTAAATCCGTTAAAGCCGAAACCAAAACCGACACCAACGCCTCTTCCAGAAGTGCGTAACCGCGTGCCGAGAGGAATTTCTCGACTCGAGTCAAAGATGTTTGCTGATGACAATGGAGTTTATCCGGCTATCGGTGCGACGTACATGTATGCCGTGAGGTCCGCAGAGGTCGATGAAGCGCGACTCATTCGAAATTTAGATTGGTTGTCTCAGAACGGATGTCATTACATCCGCATACTGTTGATGGTTGGGACGCCTCCGTATTGGCCCTTCGATATTAAGCCACGGTCGTGGGATGCATACCACCGCGTGATGGAGTTGGCATGGGAACGCCGCATGCGTACGCAGCCTGTCATTTTCGCTGATGGTGACCACTCGATGCCAAGCAGAACTGATCGGGAGAAGTTCGTGGGAGAGGTAGCGCAATTCTGCAACGACCGTCGAGAGATGGTGCAGTTCATCGAAGTCGCGAATGAGGCCGAAATGAACGGCGTCAGTATGGACGAGTTGACTCGGTATTGTGAAATTCTGTCGAAGAGTACGAAGATTCCGTTTGCCGCAAGCTCGCCGACCGGCAGTCACGAAGAGATTGCTGGACTGGAGAAGTTGTATGGGGAACATGGGTGCCGTTCGCCGATTGCGACCCCGCATTTTGATCGCACGGAGTGGGAGGATGGATATCGTATCATTCGCCAACCGTGGCACTATCAGTACGCAGGGCACCATAGCTATATGCCCAAAGTCTTCGTGAATAATGAACCGGCTGGGTTTGGTCCGAATTCTGGCGGGATGTCGATTCCAGAGCATTTTGGTATGGGGGCTCTGTACACATTCTTGAGTGGGGGCGCTGCCTTCTGCTTTCACAGCATCCACGGTGTAAAAGGACAGGATAGAGCCAATCAGAACAAATTCGATTTCTGTGACATCCCACGCGGAGGGGAGATGTGGGAATCTATCGAGTCATTGATGTCGAACGTGCCGGTGAATATCGCCAATGGAGAAAGTGCGAATCATCATTGGACGAATCCACAGCATCCTCTAGAGCCGACCTTGAATGAACAGATTTGGCCCGATGGTCCCGACCGCGGTTTGGTGCGTGCATTTGCCCAAGGGTTTGGACCGGAGTGGTACGTGGGGTTGCTGGGCATTCGTAAGTCGGTTGAGTTTGCGCCCAACCGTAATGTCGACGCAACGCTGTATCACCCGATTTCTGGAAACGTGGTGTGGAATCGGAAGATCAGTCAAGGGGAGACAGTCACAGTTAAGCAGGACGGAGAGACGCGCAGTTACCTGCTGAAAACCGTGGATGGTTAGCCCACAAGCATGAGGTATTGTAGTAGTGCTTAAAACATTTCCGTTTCTGCGGTTTTTCTGTTTCACAATTGGGCTGATGCTTTCGGCCGTCGCTGCCTTCTACAGTGTGACCGGACTAGCATATATTTTTGCTAGTGTGTTTTGGCCAATTGTGATTATGGGAGGGATCTTGGAGGCCGCGAAACTTGCCGCGGCCTCGTGGATCTACAGAACGTGGCGAGTCGCACCAAAAATTCTGGTGGCGTATCTGACCGTTGGTGTACTGCTGTTGATGGTCATCACCGACATTGGAATTTTCGGCTACCTGTCACGCGCATACCTTGAGCAACAAGCCCCACTGACACTACTTGCCAGCAGTAATGCTGCTGCCGAACGTAATGTCGATTTAGCGCGAGAACAATATGAACGTGATGATACGACGCTGACGGCGTTTATCGAGGGTGATACCGCGAACGCTGTAATAGAGGAGCTAACCGCCTACGCCCGTCTAACGGGCGCCAACGGGGCGGTCGAAGTCTTACGATCCCAGAATGAAATTCGGCAGGAACTTCAAACGAACCTACAAGCATCGTCGGCCGCGCTTTCGGTCGCAGAACGCGCCGTCGCCGAGTTCGAACAGGAAACGCAGGTTCAACGTGTGGATGTGGGTCCGTTGCTGTTTGTCGCGAAGGCAATTTATGGGAATGAGGATTTGTCCACAATGGATACCGTTGTAACGGCATTCATTTTGCTGATCTTGGTGGTTTTTGATCCGATGGCGATTGCGTTGTTGCTGGCCGCGCAGACGACAATCAAGAAAATCCAGGCGGAAACAACGGGTGATGGCTGGGGTGGTGAGAGCGACGAAGGACGCACGATAGCATACACGCCCGACACTGACGAGACGCTATCGACCGAAGAGATCGAGCCGCCGCGTGTGTCGAAGGATCATGAAAGTCCTGTTGTGAGCATTACGGCTGAAGATATCGGCACGGGTGTGCGCATCGGCGTTCCGGCGCAACACGCTTACAAGAGCGGCACAGCGCACGTCACGGAGACGAACGACGATAGTGAGTCGGCAGACACTGATACGCTGGCGAATCGCAACCTCGATGATATGGTCCCCGTCATCGACCGCCCGAAGTCCGGCAAACGCCGCACCAGATACGTCCGCAAAAACTAAATTGTTTGTTCTCTCCCCGTCCTGTGATATAATATATTCATGTCCAAAAGTTTTTTCAAGACCTTCATTCATGACTTGGGTGACCCTGATACAACAGTCGCAAGCGATGGGTTATCTTCATCCGAATTCACCGGCTACATCGATACGGGCAGTTACATTCTGAACGCCGCGGTCTCTGGCAGTCTCTACGGTGGCATACCCAACAACAAAGCGGTCGTCTTCGCTGGTGATCCTGCAACAGGCAAAACATTCTTTGCCTTGGGTATCATCAAGAGTTTCTTGTCCGAGAATAAAGACGGGCATGTATTTTATTTCGACACCGAAAGTGCCGTGACGAATGAGATGCTCACCACGCGAGGAATTGATATTTCACGGGTTGCGAAATCGGAACCTGACAGCATTGAAAAGTTTCGGCATGTTGCTTACAAGACACTCGATGCCTATGTGCAGTTGCCGGAGGAGAAACGGTTTCCGCTGCTGATGGTATTGGATAGTCTGTCCGCACTGCCATCAAAGAAGGAAACGGAGGACATGGCGAACGATAAGAATGTGCGCGACATGTCCAAGGCGACATTGATCAAGGCCGCGTTCCGTGTGCTGCGTTTGAAGCTGGCCAAAGCGAAGGTGCCATTGATTGTTACCAATCACGTGTACTCCGTCATCGGTTCATATTTTCCGACGAAGGAAATGGCTGGAGGGCAGGGTGCCAAGTATGCGGCGGACATCATCGTGTTCTTGTCCAAGAAGAAAGACCGCGCTGCGGACAAGGAGGTCGTCGGCAACATCGTCAAGGCGCGAATGATGAAGTCGCGGCTGACCAAAGAAGAGACGGTGGTGGAAACGCGCATTCTCTTCGATGGCGGGCTTGACCGTCACTACGGATTGCTGGCGTTGGCGGTTAAGCAGGGCTGTGTGAAGAAAGTCTCAACGCGGTATGAATTCCCTAATGGCGCGAAGGTCTTTGAGAAAGCGATTCTTCGCGAACCCGAGAAGTATTTCACAAAAGATATCCTCGACAATGTGGAAGTTTATATTAAAGATCATTTCCTGTATGGGGCAATAGGGGCGCCAATTACAGACGAGGAACTGGAGCTTAAAGATGAGTGAAGGGAATATTCTAAATGATATTATGCCCCGCTTAATTCCCGTTGAGAAGGGGGATTCGATTCTTGGAATAGAGATTCTTCGTGGTCCGTATAAGGGGGTCACGTTTTCGTTCAAGAAATTCACGGTCATGAAAGAGCGTTTGGCAAACGGCATGGTGCCGACACAATTTGAGACGATGATACACGAAAGGCCGCCGGACTTCAATTCCGACGCCGCGTTTGATTCGTATTGTTCTGAAATACTTTTGTCGTGGTTGCATTTCATCTCGACCACAAATTTCGACGCACTCTTAACGACGGAGACGAAGGGCATTCATTAATGGCTGTGCTGTTGGAGCATACGATTTTGCGGCAAGTGATGTCCACGCCAGAGTTGGCGGAACAGATCGCCCCATATCTCAAAGACGAGTATTTCGAATCCCAACCGTGCGCGACTATCTATGCGCTTTTTGGAGAGTTTTACGATAAGTATCACACCGTCCCGTCATTCGCAGCACTGCGCCTGGGGCTCGATGATGTGCGTACATTATCGGAACGCGAGGCCAAAGAAACATCCGAGACGCTTACCGAGATCGAACAGATGGACGCGATGGAACCGTCACAACACGACTATCTGATCGAACAAGCTGAAAAGTATTGCCAGGATAGGGCGTTGTATGTGGCGTTGCGGAAGAGTGTTGCGATGCTCGACAATCCAGAGGAGACGCCACATGGCATTCCAGACTTGTTGCGAGATGCATTGACGGTCAGTTTCGATACGCATGTGGGGCACGATTTCTTTGGTGATGCCGAAACACGGTATGAGTTTTACCATCGTGCGGAGTCGCGCATTCCATTTGACCTTGAAGTGTTCAATGTTATGACCAAGGGTGGTGTGCCCACAAAGACGCTGAACTGCGTACTTGCCGGAACGAACGTGGGTAAGTCCTTGTTCCTTGTCCATATGGCGGCCGCGTGTTTGCGGATGAGTAAGAATGTTCTCTACATCACATTGGAGATGGCGGAAGAGCGCATTGCGGAACGTATCGATGCGAACATGATGAATGTGCCGATGGACGATGTTGTGGCACTCTCACACAGTCAGTACACCAGAAAGATTGAGGGGCTGCGAGCGACTTCTACGGGGAAATTGATTATCAAGGAGTATCCGACAGGCGCCGCACACGCAGGGCACTTTCGTTCGTTGTTACAGGAACTCAAGGGGAAACAGAACTTTACGCCAGACATTCTGATCATCGACTATCTGTCCATCTGTTCTTCAGCACGAGTCAAAATGGGCAACTCGGTGAACTCATATACCTACAACAAGTCTATCGCGGAGGAGTTGCGTGGGTTGGCGGTCGAACACAATCTCCCCATCTTTACCGCGGCACAGTTCAATCGTACAGGTCACGCGGAGTCTGACCCCGGGCTAGATAAGATCAGCGAGAGTTTTGCCATCGCGCAGACCGCAGACTTCATCATCGCCCTGACCTCGACGGAGGAACTAGAGCAAAGCAATCAGATTCAAGTGTACACATTGAAGAATCGTTATGGCAAACGCAATTCGTTTGAGAAGTTTCTGCTGGGCATCGATACCTCGCGGATGATGTTGTATAATCCGAGTGGAAGCGCAGTCCACGATATTTCGCTCGGTGCGGCTGCCGACTCAGCGTCGCAGGAGTCGCCATTCGGTTCAATGTTTAGTGGCGCCTCTCGAATGCCACGTCGACCACTTGCTCCCTTACGCACAGGCGGCCTGGACGAGACGGAATCTCCCTAAATATATGGGGAGGCGTCGTTCGTGCAACTGCTTACACTCCACAAAAAAATTACCGACGACGCATTGGCAATGCGTGAAGACGTGGAAAGCGTCTTGACCCCCATGTCGCAATCGCGATATGGAGGGCCCTCCATGTATATTACGCCATTCCTGTCGCGGCTGAATGAGGTGACGATACCATTTAAGGTACACAATGAGTTGGTAGAAGATATAACCGTAGAACCCACCAGCTTGGAACTAACGGCCCAGTGGTCGCCGACGTGGCTTCAGACGCGGCCACGACGGCGAATCGACATACATATTGAGTGGCATGTTCATCCACGGGGGC